GAGTAAGAACAAAAGCAGAACAGAGTCAATCAGAAAAAAGGCCAGGGTTTACACCCCAGCCTGATTTCTTGCGGTTTGTAAGTACCAACCGGCCTTTTCCAAGTCCGTGTTGGTGTTGTCTTTTAACTCGCATCTCCAGATGTATTTCATTGCATTGCCACGACAAAACGCCCTAAAGCCGTCAGGGCCTAATGCTGCCCGTATTGCGTCAATGCACTCGATTTCACCTTCTGTGTAATGTGGTGGATTATTCACCATATCTGCTTCTAAATTATCATTGGCCGCATCCATCTCCGGATGTTTTGCAAGCCATTTATCAGATGTCTGTGCTCTGATTCTTTCATATGCAGAAACTGCAATCACATAGCGGTCCAACCATTGTTGTCTGGTTGGGTGCGCCTCGCCTCTTGAGTTTCTGTAGTCTAACAAAGCTGCCTGTTTGGCTGTGTATGCTCTGTCTAAATCTTCTGTCGTTGGGGTGTCCATAAAATCGGCTCTCCTTTGTCTATATCCCAATCCTGCCACCTCAGTATTCGAGCCAGCCGAGCCTGTGTAATGGCGTCCTCTGCTGTCATACCGGCGTCAATAAATGCCTTTTGCACCGCACCCCAGTGTGGGCGTGGTCCAAGTATGGCTTCTGCTTTCTTTGGTCCGATACCAGGAACGCCCTTATAACCATCTGCCTGGTCCCCACATAAAACCTGCATCAGGAAATGCTTGTCAGCTTCCTGTTCTGTTATGTCCAGCTGTTCATCAGTGGTAGGCCGGTATAGTTTGCCTGGTATCGTTTTCATGTCTTTGTCATCGCTGACAATGATGCACTTGCCTTTGTTTTTCGGCATTGTGCTCAGTATGCCCATGATGTCATCCGCTTCTGCCAGCGGTTTACTCATGGTGCTGTACTCTTTTCTTACCCAATCAACTAACGCAGCGTAGCCAGTTGGCTTACGTGTGCCTCGCCGGTTGGATTTATATGTTGGGTCCACTTGCTTGCGGAAATTACCGTTCCGGTCAGACAAACAACAGATAACATTCTGCACTTTCAGTTTGTCTGTGATGGCGTCCAGCTGCTTTACAAAAGCATCCTTGGCCTCATTCATATCCATGAACAGCGTCCAGATGTCAGGTGACCATTCAATTTCGGTCTCTGCTGACATAGCTGACTTATAAAGTAGAATGTCTGTATCAATCGCTAAGAACATTGACAGCCCCCTCGAACCAAGCAAGTCCGTCCTGGGTAACCATCCAGCGATTTGTGTAAGTGTCATCATTAAGTTTTGTGCTGATAAAACCTTCACAAGCTGCCAATGCGATTGGGTTTGCAAACTCCCTGGCAAAGTCACTTTTGGTTGTAAACGGGGTGATTTTGGCTTTCTGGATCACCAACATGATTTCCATGATGCCCTCACGCTCCTCTTCATCAATGGCAGTCGGCCCATGTTCGTCCGATTTTGTACTCTGCTTCGATGGGGATTTTGATTTTGAAATGCCGCCCCGCTTCTTCAGCGCACTCCGTGCATCGTCTAGCGATATGATTTCGCTCATCTTCGTTGCCCCTTATTTTCAGTTGTAGTTCATCATGAACAAACGCAATGATTTCAGCGTTTAACCGTTCATTCTTAATTGCTTGGTCTACTAGCCAGACCCATTGTTTTGCGATTAATGCAGCGCATGACTGCAGCAGCATGTTCAATGCGCCGTGCTCACTGCGCAGGTGTAGCTTCCGGCCATCGAGACCATACAAATAACCCCGTTGCGCAGCCGCCTTAACCTGGCGCAGTAATGTCGGGAAAGCAGGGTTCGATTCATAAAACCGCTCACGCAGCTGCTTACCTTCCTTGGCCCCCTTGCCCAGGATTTCACCCAGACGCTGGTTGCCAGCGTTATAACAGGTGGCATATATCAGGGTCTTGGCCTGGTCCCTTGTGATGCCAACAGCATCAGCATTGACCTGGTGTATATCGCCCTCAAGTATCTGACGGCCATATGCGCCTTTGTCAGGCAGGTAATGTGCAAGGCAACGCAACTCTATACCGGACAGATCAACACCCAACAGATGATAACCTTCCGGCACAGTGAATAACTCCCTGCACTCTTTGCCAAACGCAGCCCGTATTGCTGGCACTTGCTGCAGATTAGGACCGAAACTTGAACAACGCCCTGATATGGCCCCAAGTGGGTTAATCGTATGGCGCAGTTTTCCGTCCTTATCTACTAGCTTTAACCAGGCATTGTTGCCCTCTGCCAACATACCCAACCGCTTGGTCAGCATGAATGACCTGGCAAGCTTCTGTGCTTCCGGATATGCCAGCTGAACCAGCACACTTTCATCAACCTTTGCATCGCCTGATGGTGTGTGTTCTTTTGGTTTCCAGCCGTATTTGTCACGCAAGCAACGCTCGATATGTTTCCGGCTGTTCGGGTTAAACTTGACCTCACGCTTTTTGATGAATGGCTCACCTTTAACGTAGCCCAGCCGCTTGTTGTTCACCTTCGGGATAAACTCCTCATCTATCGTCCAGGACGGAAACAGATCCTGCAGCTGCTCATCTAATGCAGCCCGTTCCAAGGCCAGCTGGGCATATAGCTGACCAGCTTTCTTCTGGTCAAACGTCCATCCGGCATTGCCTATGCGCACACATAATTCATTTATGTCATGCTCGAATCTTATCGGTAGTTCGGGCCAACCCTCTGCAGCTAACGCATTGTAGAGAGCCAGGTTCACACGGACATCCTGCTCACAATACTCCTGCATTTCGGGTGACCAGGCAGACCAATCAGTGGTCTTACCAAAGTCACCCTTCAGCATACCCAGCCTGTAACCCCAAGCCTCTAGGCTGTGTGAGCCGAAAAGCTTGCGTGGCATATCAAACTGCTGAGTGAATACGCCCTTGGCGTCCTCGTCTTTGATTGCCGGTTTCATCAGCCTGGACATCACCAGAGTGTCTGTCACTTTTAGGTGGTCTGTGCTGAAAAACGGGTACAGTTTTTGTATTGCCAGAATGTCAAACGCTTGCCCGTTATGCGCAATCAATTCTGTTGCGCCGGACAGTAACTCAATGCCCTTATCAATCTCACCAGGCCCATAGGACCAGGTTTGTGATGGATCATCTGCGTTTGATGCTGCTATGCAGTGGATTTTTGTGAGTTTGTCGAGAAAGCCGTCTGATTCAATATCAAACACCAGCCTCATTATCTGTGGTCACCAGACCCCGACATGACACCTCTGTCACGTCTGTCCTTTAGCTTTTCAAGGTTCAGCATGGCTGCCTCTTCAAAGCTGTAATCGATGTCATTAAGCAGGTTGGCGCAATACCAAATTATGTCCCCAACCTCTAATGCAATGTTGCGCTTTTCCATCCAGCCAATCTGCTCAGCTGCATTGTCAGCGTTAAAGTCGATGTCGTTATCACGCATCAGCTTTTTGATTTTTTCAGCCACTTCACCGGCCTCACCAGCCAACCCCAGTGTGGGGTAAACAATGCTGGTGCTGTAAAATGCCAGTTCAGTTGCCTCTGCCTGGTACTCATCCAGGGTCATCTCATCGTGCCCTACCATTGGGGCAGGTAAATGGTCCCTGTCATTCATGTCATCAAAAATGCTTGCCATTATGCGTACACTCCTTTGATTACACGGGTTCTGAAAAAGCCAGCGTGTTGTGGGTAATCGTCATGAAACTTGCGAGCATACCGGCTCAGATGATTGTTATTGATTTTGAACCGGTCACCACGTGTTTCAATTTCAGTGTGCCAGCGTATCCGGTTAGCAATGGTGACAATCGAATAATGATCGTAACCAGCATCAATGGCTTGCTTGGCGTACTGAACCACAAGGTCATAAACATGTGGGTTGTCCTTATGGTACTGGTTGAAAGCTTTCATAGCCTCATCCTGGTAGCCGTTATCGTTAGCTGCCTGTAAAAAATCAAACGTCTTCTGCTGTGCTGTCTGCATCAGTCTCTTCTCCTTCATCTGGTGATGTTAAGTCGGCCATTTCCATTTCAAGTAACCGGCCTGTTTCTCGGTTGTAGACAAGCGTCTGGCACTGGCCTGTTTCACCGGTGAACCGGTTTTTCAGAACGTGTAAGTGCCGTATGTCGCTGTCTGGTTCGTCTGGGTCCACCTGCAATGCAATCACTGCATCTGACAGACCGGCTAAGCTTGTTGAGCCACGTAAATGGCTGAGCGTAACCGCTTGGCCCCGTTCGTGTCCGGCATTACCATCCGGACGCCGTGTATGCGAAATGACAATGAGCGATATGCCCAGGCTTTGCACTAAGGTGCGTAGCTTTGTCATCGCATAATCTATGAGCAGCCGTTCTGATCCATTGCCAGAAATGCCGGTCATTTGGGTGCAGAGGATACTAATATGGTCCAGGATGACGTGCCTTACGCCTAAACTTTTGGACATATAAGTTATCCGATCCGCAACCACATCAACGCTGGATGCGCCGAAATGGTCATACAGATAGACAGGGTTTTTGCCCTCGCCGAATAAATCTTCGAAAGCTGCATTTATCTCAGCTTCATTAGTGTCGGTTCTGTCTATCAGGATGTTCTTATTCATATGGATGCCGGTCAGCCCAAGCAGTGTGCGCTTGTTGCTTTCTTCCAGCATTATCAAGCCAACAGGCTCACCGGTCTGGTGTAGGCTATAGGCCAGTTCCTTAACGAATGTTGTTTTACCGGTGCCGCTACCTGCTGCCACCAGAGTTAATTCTGATGGCCTGATTCCGAGCAGCACCCGATTAAGGCCGCTGTAAGGATATGATATGGCTGATGCTGTTTCATCAACACCAATCACGTCCCTAAAATCTGTAGCCGCAACGATACCATCAGGCCGGTATTCACGTGCCTGGAATATCGCTTCGATGACTGCACCGGCCTTGCCCTCTGTCAGACATTCATTCACGTCCTTACAGGGCAGATAGGCAATCTTTGCTTTGCCAACCGGTAACAGCTGCGCCACAGCTTCAGCTGCCTCTTGTCCAGCTGCATCCATGTCAAACATCAGGACAATCTCATCGAAATTCATGAGATAATCCCAGTGTTTCTTCATGGTTTTGACTGCAGATGGTGCGCCATGACTGAGGCCAACACAGGGCCATTTGTGATTTTGAATCTGTGAACACGACATGGTGTCCACTTCGCCCTCACAAACAACCAGCTTTTTGCCTTTGGACCACAAGTGTGAACCAAACAGGGTCATGGCCTTTGCATCACCAGTGATGAAAAACCGCTTGTCCTTTGTCCGGACTTTCTGTGCAACCGCCCTTCCGTTTTTGTCACGATAAAGTGCAGCTTGCACCGGCTCACCATTATGATGAGACAATATATAATCGAACCTACGACACGTTTCCTCAGTCAGGTTTCTAGCTGACAACGCTTTTGCTTCGCCCTGCAGTAAGTCTTTTTGCTTGGCTTGGCCTTGGTTGTGAACCGCCGCCGGTTCGTTGTCATTAGTTGCCTGGCTATCGGGTTCCGATATGTAGGTGTGGCATGAAAAGCAGAACGTGTGCCCGTCATCATAAACTCCATTAGCATCTGATGAGCCACATGCATCACAAGATGTGTGGCGTACAAATGTTGCTTCCTCAACAGGCTTCACGTCCTGCATCTTCACTCTCCTTTGTTGTTCGGGTTAGGCTAAACGATACTTTTTGTAACGCTGCCGAGCGGGTCTGTTCGCCATACGCTGACGATTTCAAAACCTGCCGCTTTCAGATCAGCTATGCGCCTTGGCAGCGCACGTATCCTGTACAGTTCAGCTGCCTCAACACCCGAAATTGAACCCTCATCAACCAGATGGTTCAGTATCTTTTGTGTCTGACTTTGCATTGTCATTTGCTCCTTCTTCTAACCATGCATCCGGTATTGTTTTGTGCGCATACAGAAACCCATGCTTATCGCACCACTGCGCATAAGTTGTCGGGCTGCCCTTGTAGAGCCGAGCGTTCTGGTTGCTAAAAACAAACCTGATGTCGATGTCTGGATGTTGTTGCTTGATGTGCAAATGTTTGGACCTGTCTTCTACTGTCCAAATCCCTTTGCTTTCGATGAAAAACGTCTGTCCGTTTTTCTTAGGCAGTTTGAAGTCCGGCGTGTACTTTGCTGCACGTTCGGGCCAGATGTACGCAATTTTGTCTTGCTCGT